GGAGACCTTGAACCGCACCCCGAACATCAAGTCCTTGGTGTGGTCGAAGGCGAACGGCTCACCGTTCAGCTCGATCCCGCCATCGTTGCCGGCGGCGGCCCCGTTGACGATCGCCACGGCGCCCCAGGGCTCCGCAGCAGAGGCCGCCTCCGAGCCGCTGGACGACACGTCGGCCCAGGGCGTGAGATCGGCAGCCGACGCGCTATACGCGACGAAATCGTCGAAGAAGAAGCCGCTCTCGGGCTCGAAGTACGGGTTGAACGTCGGCCCGAAGGGGACAGCGTAGGAAGATGCCATTGTCGTGCTCCTTTCTCGCTAGGCGGCGTAGAGGTCCGCATCCGGAGCGACGATGCCCTGGCGCTGACGCGAGTAGCAGATGAAGTTGTACCAGCACTCCACCGGCGCGATGTGAGTCGTCGGCTGGTTGGGGTGGACGCGAACCGGGTGCTTGTAGAAGTACCGGGACGTGTGGAACACCGGCTTCATGAACCAGCCGTTGATCCAGTAGTACCGCGGGCCGGAGTTGTAGTCCGTGCCCGAGGCGTCGGCGGCCGAGGGGATCTCCGCGGTGTAGGCGCTCGTACCCGAGCCCGTCGGCGCGTAGAGCGCGGCGGTGTCCAAATACGGCACGTAGACCAGGTCGATGCCGGACGCCTGCGGGTGCATGTACGCCGGGTCCTGACGGCTCGGCGTGACGAAGGTGTCCTGCGAGTCACGGAGTTGCTGCACGTACACCGTCTGCCCCCGCTTGGAGCAGGCGATGAACTGCGAGTTCAGCCGCGGATTCGAGAAGTACTCCTCGTGCGTCGGCGGCGGAACGAACTGGGTGTCCAGGAACATATCGTCGAAACGCCCGACGATGTTCGTGGAGATCGGCGTGGTAGAGGAGCTGGCCGCCGCGGAGTCGTACAGACGCCGTTGCGGGTTCCACTTGCTGCCGGTGACGGTCGTGGGGTCGATGCCCTCCACGGTCGTCCAAGCAGCTTCGCCGTTCGGCGTCGCATCGTTGAAGAACAGACCGTTGGTCTGCTCGTTGATGAACGCGGGGATCGAGAACGGCTGCTTGCCGGACGCGCTCTCCATGTCGGCGGAGCGCGGCACGGCGAAGAGCTGCTTCTCGATGATGTTGATGAGGCTCGTCCACATGCGCATCTCCTTGACGCGCTTCAGTCGCTTGAACTGGTGGAACATGCCCCCGCGGCCGAGGCCGCCCGCGTTCAGCTCGATCTCCTGATCGGTCCACGCCATGTGGTCCATCAGGAATCGCCAGTCGACGCGGATCGTGTCCAGCACCTGGGGGTTCTCCCAGGTGAACGTCTGGTTCGGGTGGTAGAACTGACCAGTCGTCGACTCATCGAACATGATCTGTTCGTTGATGTACTGGCCGCCCTGGAGGATCTCCTCGGGCCCCTTACCGCGCAGGAACCTGCGCAGAAGGTAGTTTTGCAGTTGGGCTTCGTTGATCGCCTCGGCGTGCAGGACCGCGGGTCCTGTCGACGTGACGAAGTCACCGAAGGCAGAGGTAAGAGCAGAGGCCAAGGTACTCGCGCCTCCTCAGCGCGGGTCCGCCCCTGCCGCGGGCGGTCACATCCCCAACTGACGCGCTTCCTTGACCCGGTCCTCGTACGGTTTCGACTCGTCCATGAGCAGGTCGAACGCGCGGCGCTCGATCTCCTCCTTGGAGAGCTTCTCCTGGGTGGGCTTCTCGCGGGTCGGCGTGGGAGACGTGACCTGTCCGTTGGCGCGGGCGGTACGAAGTTGCTTGGTACGTTCGGCCGCCTGCGCCCGGATGTCCTCGTGGTACTCCAGGAGAACCGCGTCCTCCATGAGTTCCCTCACGTCCGAGTAGTTCCCGCCCGTCTGCTCGATCTTGTCCATGCGACTGAGCACGCGAGCCATGGCGTCGGCGTCCTTGAGCTGGGGGAAACGCTCCACCAGCCCAGACCTCGCGGACTCCATCTGCGCGCGCCGTTGCGCCTTGCTCGACTCGACAAGCATTCGTTCGGTGCTGTCGAGACGTTGAAGCAGGGGCTCTTGCGACTTGCGGATGACATCCACAAGGGTCTGGACGCCCTCCTCCTCGATGCCTAGCCGTTCGGCCAGAGCGTTGACATCGAGCCCGGCGGGGGCCTCTGCTTCGTTCTCGCCACGACGCGCTTCGTTCTCGCGCGCGGCTTCCCGCCGGTTTCGGAGCTGGACAAGCTCCTCATAGTGGGCATCCACGTCGTCCTGGACCTTGCGCCGCTTCTCGCCCAGCGCGATCACGCGCTCAGCGGGCAGCAGGGCAACGTCTTCGGTCGACCATCCATCCCGACGCAGGGCCGCCGCCGCGAGGCGGTAGGCTTGGTCGTCGGGCTGTTCCGTCTTCGGCGCGGGCTCCGGAGCCGCTTCGGGCTCTACGGGTTCTCCCGCGCCTTCCTCTGCCATGGTCTGCGCCACGTAGGACGCGGCGGCGGACTCGTGGCCGGCTGGTAGGGGATAGTCCTCACTGGCTCCGGGGAGCGCCCCCAGGAGCCGTTCCAGCGCCGCATCCTCGGACGCGGCCTGCCCCTCGGGCGTAAGTTCGGCCTCAGTAGGCTCTTTCGTCGGTCGGCTGACCGGCTCGTCCCCATGCTCCGTCATAGGGCTGGCGTACCCAAATTGAGACACCCTGTCAAGTGGGGGGCGTGGTAGGCTCCCTCCGTTGCAGTGATTCCGCGCCTGGCCGGGGACCTCGGACCCTTGGCTGGGCGCACCTAACCGCCATCGAGGGGGCGACATGAAGGGCCAAGGCAACGGCAAGAAGATGAGCTACGCCGAGTGGGTGAAGGGCGGGAGGGTCGGTCCTCCGCCGTCCACCATCGGCAAGTCCGGGAGGGGGGTGTCGCGGGAGACCGCGGCGCAGCGCAAGGCCAGGACGGAGAAGGCCCAGCGCGCCAAGAGCCGCGTCAAGCGGCGCCCGACGACCTAGGGGTGGGCGCGGAGAGAACCAAGGCTCGATCGAGTCCTCCACGAAGCATCGCCCCCCCTGGCGACCCTGCGACCCTCCCCCGTTCAGTCCATGGCGGCGGAGGGTCGCTCTTCTACAGCTCCCCGTACTCGATCTCCGTCCCCGCCTGCCGCGCCCGGGCCATGTCCTCCTCCACCTCCTTGCGGCTGGAGTAGCGCGGCTTCCCGGTCGGGCTGAACTCGCCCCTGTGGTGCGCCCACCACTTCGGGAGCTGGCTCGACTCGAAGCGGGGGAACTTCGTCGAGCCCTCGTGCGCGCCAGCGACCTGCACCCGTGACGCGATGCGCTTGAACACGCGCCCGTTGACGATCCGCTCCGCGCCGATGTCGGGCGCCTCGTGCGGCGACAGCTCCAGCTCGATCACGTGCCCTTCGTCGTCCCGGAACTCGTAGATCATGCGCTCATCTTCGCCGGCTTCGACATCTTCAGCCCGTTGTCCTGCTGCCCCGGCATCCCCTGCCCCTGCGTACGAGCCGCGGTCGGCTTGCCGCCGCCCTCGGACGCCTGGGAACGGGGACGGCTCGCGGGCCCGCCGCTACCGACCTGGCCCTGGAACCGAGGCCCCTGCGGCGCCGCCTGCTGCGCCTGGACCTGCACTTGGGTCATCATCTCCAGTTGCTTGGTCAGCCGCTCCAGCATCTCGGGCCGGATCAGCTCCTCCAGGTTCGGCAGGTTCATCGCGTCGCCGAGCTTCTTCATCCACTCCGGCCACGGGAAGTCGGGGAACTGCTGCATCATCGGCAGCGTGCCCATGATGATCTCGTGCGCCTGCATCATGCGCTGCATCTGGATCCCCTCCGACGTGCGCTCCATCGAGTACGGCTCGATGTCCAGCTCCAGGTCGTCGAAGGTGTAGCCCTTCTTGCGGTCCGGGTCGCCGCCGCGATACCACGGCACGACTTCCAGACCGGGGTACTCGGGGATCTTGACGCCGACCTCCTGGAACACGATGTCCGAGACGGGGAAGACCGATGTGTCGCTGTAGTAGAGGTAGTGGCCGAGCGAGTACAGCACGTCCTCGGTCGCGTTGATGACGGCCGCCTTGATCTCGGAGATGCGGGCCACGGCCGATTCCGACGCGAGCGTGGTCGCGGTCGCCGTCGCCCCGGCCTCGGCCGTGCCGCGCATCGTCTCGTCCATGCCGATCAGGCGATTGGCACGCTCGCGCATCCGCTCCTCGTACACGACCGCCTGCTCGCTGAGACCGGCCATCTCGAACTGGGCCAGCGATTGGCGCAGGTCGTCGGCGCCGAGGGCCACGACGTGGTCGTGCGGCTGGTTCTTCAGCTTCTCCGCCGTGCTTCGGTCCTTGACGCCGACCATGCGCTTGTACTTGCGCTGGTTCTCGCTGTTCACGCGGGCGTGGACGTTCAGCTCCCGGATCTGCGCCTCCACGGCCGCCAGCGGCGCGAGCGGGTAGGGCGAGTCCGGGACCTTGTAGACGCCGAACATCGTGTAGGGGCCGGTGCGGGGGCCGTAGAACGGGCGCGGGTCGCGGATGAACTGCGCCTTCGCATCGTCGCCCGACGCCATCATGGCCAGCGTGAACACCGAGCCGAAGAAGCCCTCATCCGGACCCGGCGACTCGTCCAGCTCGATCTCGGGGAACCAGATGTCGTAGGCGACGACCTCCTCACGCGACTGGTGAGCGGCCGAGCGGTCGGCGGGGATCATGTCCCGGTCGTCGTCGGGCGAGGCAACGGGCAGATTCTCGATCGCCTTGATGCGCCAGCCCTGCTCGGGGTGCTCCTTCGCGCCGTGGAGCAGGTCGTCCTTGTCCATGCGCCACTCGTGGCCGCGGTATCGCGTGGAGGCCCAGTCGTACGCCAGCGGGTCCATGAAGAACTTCGTGGGCGGCACGCGCTGCGCCATGGGCCAGGTCGGCTTCGCGGGCGCGATCGGGTCGTCCTCAGCCAGGGTCAGCCCGTTGCGATCGGTCTCCTTCACGAGGATGACCCCGAAGGCGAACAGCATGTCCAGGACCACGTCGCGCAGGACCCAGTTCAGCCGGGCGTCGCGCACGAGCCGGTTGAGACCGTGTCGCATCGCCAGCGCCACGTCCGCCTGCGGTCCCGATCGGCGGCTCGTCGTCCTCACGCGGGGGTTGTGGAACACCAGCCGCGGCAGCATGGCCGTCGCGTACTCGTAGTAGGTGTTCTCGGGCGTGAAGTCGTGGGCGGTGCCGCTGGATGCGTCCACCCAGAAGCCGCCGTGGTACTTCTCGATCGCCTCTCGGGCATGGTGAAGGTGGCGCTTGGTGGCCTCCTTCCCCTCCTCGACCAGGACCCGGCAGAACCCGGGATCGTCAGCTTTCAGGGCCATGTCTCAAAGTAGGACACCAGCCGGGCGCGGGGTCAAGAGACCACCGCCCCCAGCACGTCCTCATGCCCCAGGATCGCCCCGAACGTGTCCGGCTCGTACTCCCGCTGCTTGATGACCGGGCTCATGTCCCGGCCCCACAGGAAGAAGGCGGCGTACCGCATGCAGTCCATCGCGTGGTCCTCGCAGGTCCGCTCCGGCTCCTCCCTCCGCGGCTGGTCCGGCTCGTGCTTCTTCCAGATGTAGGAGCCGATCTCCTGCTCCAGGCACGCCGGCTTCATCTTGCCGATCAGCGCCGGGTCCAGGCCGTCCACGCTGTTGCGCACCACGAAGATGCGCGGCCCGCCGTCGCGCTTGGATAGCCCCCAGCGCACGAGATCGATCCCGGTCAGGATCGCCTTCTTCGCGTTGCGCGCGATCCGGTCGCCGTCACGGCCGCGCCGCTCGCCCATGGCATCGTTGAACTTCTCCACGTAGTCCTCGTCGTGGTCGCAGACGAGCGCCTGGAGTTCGTACTGCTTGTTCACGCGCAGCACCTGCTCCGCCCACCAGTCGATGTGCTGGCCCGTGCGGTACAGCTCGTACACGCGGTACATCGTGTCGCCCACGACGCCCCACACTTGGAGACAGCCCGGGTCGCGGATGCCCTTGTCGAACGAGCCGAAGTACCACTTGATCTCGGGCGGCTTGTCCACGATGTGAACGAGCGGATCCCACTCCTCGTAGATCACGCCCTCCTCGTTCTGCCACTCGCCCTTGTAGAGGTTGGCGTAGGGGGCGCCCGAGAGCAGCGCGAGGTTGCCCTCGACGTACTCCATACCCTCCTCGGTCCAGCGCTCGCGCTTGGCGTCCCAGAAGACGGGGTTGTCCTGGAACCTGGACAGGAGCCGCAGCATCGCCGCGCCGGGCGAGGGCTTGCCGCACTGCGGGCACGGGACGCGGATCCTGCCGTCCTCATCCGGCTCCAGGTCGGGCTTCGGAATGACCGAGACGTGCCCATCCTTGCACTTCACCGTGAACGGCGGCCGGTCGCGGAACTCCTCCGGGATCGAGCGGTAGCACCCCCCGTGCTCGGGCTTCGGGAAGTGCATGTTGAGCATGTGGAACTCGGGCCCCGGGTTCGTGTCGATGATGCGGAGCTGCCAGGGCATCTTGTAGTTGCGGTTCGCCCGGGCCAGCATCTGGTAGCTGTCGAAGTCGGTCACGTCCCGACCCTCGAACACGATCACGATGTCATATTGCGTCGAGAGCGTCTTGTCCCGCTGCGCCTTGTCCTTGAGGCCGCCGAGGACCACGTGGGCGCTGTTGGGGAACGTGTAATGCTGGCGCGCGTTGCGCTGCGCCGCGCCGACGATGCAGGGGTGTCCCGGCCACAGGACGTGGTTCTCCCACGTGTCCAGCACCGACTCGGCCAGCGACTCCTTCGTCTTGCGCAGGAAGAGCACCCGGATACCCGGGTACGTGGCGCACATGAAGTGGACCCACTCCAGGAGACCGCGTGTCTTCCCCGTTCCAGCCGGTCCTTCGAGCAGGATCTGGTAGATCCCGCGCGGCCACTTCCTGATCCTCCAGAGCTGCCGTACCGCCCCGCGTGCGACGAACTCGATGTCTGCCACTACACCGAGTACAGCGGGTCCACCGTCAGCAGGAAGTACCAGTGCATGATCCCGAAGTCGGTCCCGGTGCTGGCGTCCACCGCGAACTCGACCATGTACTTGTGACCTCCGCGCAGGTACGGGCCCGTCGTGCCCGCCGTGTCGTAGCGCAGGAAGTAGACGGCGTTGTAGCCCGTACCGTCCTTGCCGGCCCAGTAGGTCGTCGCGTAGCTGTTCGAGATGACGCTGGACGTGGTGATGTCCGTCTTCGAGAACACCGCGTTGTCCGGCCGCCTACCCGCGCCACCATCGGACACGTCGTAGACGTAGACCGACATCGTCGCCTCCACGTCCGAGAGCTGGACCGGCGTGTCGTCCGCCGTGAGCAGGCGCGCGGTCAGGACCGCGTCGTGGCCCTCCAGGACGTTGGCCTTGGTGACGACGATCCTACTCGGCATCTTGCCCGTCCTTCATCGCCGCACGCGAACACGGCTGCATCCGGAGCCACTCGAACAGCTTCTCGGCGAACTCGCAGGCGTCCACGCTCCAGCGCCCACCGCCGGCAGTATCGATCCCGAGCGCCTTCAGCGCGTATTCGACCGCCTCCGGATTCAGGAACTGGTAGCGCGGCTGCGGCTCTCCCAGCAGCTTGTCTAGCTCGGCGACGTGCTCCAGCTCGATCCCGCCGAACTTAGGCATCTTCCCCCTCCTCCTGCGCCAACTCGTCCGCCTCTACCATCAGCGTGTGGGCACGCATCATCAGGCAGCCGACCGCCTCCGCGTAGGACAGCGAGTACTCGAACCGGAACCGCTGCACGAGCCTGTCCAGCTCGTCCGCGAAGTGGTCCACGGAGGACTTAGCCATCCTGCACCACCTGCCCCTCCACGGCCCCGCTCTGCACCACGTTCCCCGCCACGGCGCCGGACTGGGCCACCTCGCCCTGTACCGCGCCGCTCTCCACGACCTGGCCCGCCACGGGGCCGCTCTGGACTACGTTCGCCGCTGTCATCCCGCTCTGAGACACGATAGCCGCCACCGCCCCGCTTTGCACCACCTGCCCCGCCGGGGTCGCCGAGGGCAGCCAGCGGTGGATCGCAGGAGCCCCGAAGACGATCGCCAGCGCCAGGGCGTCCGGGCTCAGGATCGCCAGGAGGCTCGGCTCGCCCACGCTGACCGAGACCGCCAGGGCATCGGGCAGGAGGACCGCCACGAGCGTCGGAGAGCCGATGGAGACGCCCACGGCCACGGTGTCGGGGACGAGCACAGCGACCAGCGTGGGGGCTCCCAGGGCCACTGAGAGGGCCAGGGCGTCCGGCTGGAGGACCGCCACCAAGGTCGGCTGCCCCAGGGCCACCGCCACGGCCAGCACGTCCGGCTTCAGGATGGCCGTCAGGGTGGGCAGGCCCAGGCTGATCGTCAGGCTCAGGGCCGTCGGCTGGAGGATCGCGGCCAGGGTCGGCTCCCCGAGCGCGATGGCCGCTGCGAGCGTGTCCGGGCTCAGGAGCGCCGCCAGGGTCGGGCTCGGGAACGCCACCGACACCGACAGGACCGTGGGGACGAGCCCGTAGTAGCCCACCACGAGCTGCGGGAACGCCTTCTCGTTCGAGACGCCCACCGTCACGTCGATCTCGTACTCGTCGTCGGTCGCGGTCACCCCGTCCCACGTACCCTCGTGCCCGCTCGCGCCCGTGTGGTCGGGCATGTTCAGCACGATGTTGTCGTAGATCGTCTGGGTGTTCGTCGGCGTCGTATTGTTCTGCCGCGCGAACGCCACCGTGGAGCCTGAATCCGCCTCACCGGCAGCGACGCTCGCCCCACCCACGCCCGACAGCGCCCCCGTGACGTTCGTGTCCACGTCGGTCGCGTTGATGCGGTTCGGGCACATGAGGAAACCCCGCGCACCGATCGGGCTCGTACCCGTGGGGAAGCCGAACGTCTTCACGCCCGTCCCCGTGGGGAAGTCCAGGATGCCGCCGAAGCAGTCGCAGCCCGAGATGGCGACGTACGCGAACTCCGCCGCGCCGCTGTTGCCGCGGGTCGTCATCGTGAAGTCGCCCGCGCTCGTCGCCGTAAGCTCCAACTGCGGCTGCACCGCCTCCGAGATGGGCGCACTCGCGTACCGGGCCAGCGTCACTCCGTACCGCGAGCTGACCCGCGTGGCCTTC